GTACATTTTGCAAGACATGTGTTATAATAGACACATATTAAAAGATGGAGATGAGTAATGGCAGAAAATAAAGTAAGAACTAAGATGCGTAAGAATCGTTATACCATTGACGATAAGTACATGGGTGCAGAACCATTTTGGAATAAAGGTGAAACACCTACCGATCCAGCAGAACGCCAGCTACAATGGGGCAAAGCTGCACAATGGTACAACTATTTCTATAAGCTCAAAGACTACGTTCCTTATGTTATTCAGTATGCTGAAGAAGTACACTCCCTTAATAAGAGCGACGTTAAAGCGCTGAAGGCCTGTGAAGATTGGCGAATTGTGAATGGCATCGGTGCTGTCGCTCGATTGCATTTTAGGGGGTGGGATCATGAGCAGGTTATACATGATCAAATGAAAGAAAAGCTTGATATCGCTATCAAGTATGGTAACACAGTTAAGGAAGAAAAGCAAGAGCAACAAGCTAATGCTGCGCCAGTTATCTCTATTGCAGAACGTACGCGCATGAAGATGATGGATACAGTTTACCCTGAGTTCGAAGATGCTATTATTGAAGGATGGGTAAACGATAACTTTAAAGAAACGTTTGATGTATTCAATACATTTAAGAGACACGGATTAAAGGGTAACGCAATCAATGGCTTTAAAGAATTGATTGATGCCGAATATCAGCTAATTAAAGATGCACTTGATAAAAACTGTGAGCAGGCTGTAGAAGCTTATTCACATATTACTACTGGCAATAAACGTAAAATGATTAAGCAGATAGAAACTATATTTGATGATCTTGAAAAGTTACGTCAGTCATTTAAAGCTACACGTACGGTTACCACTAAGACAACCAAGAGTAAGTCAACAGATGCTCAAGTCAAAAAACTTAAGTATAAAGCAGAAGACAATGAGTTTAAAATTACTTCTATTAATCCAGTTACAATACCTGGTAAGGAAACACTCTACGTCTTTAATACTAAATCGCGTACTCTCTACCAATATGTAACTACGGCTACAGCTGGCTTTGAGATTAACGGAACAAGTATTAAGAACTTTGCGCCTAATCTATCTAAGTGTACGAAGCTTAGGAAACCAGATGATGTTCTTCCTTTAATATTAACCAAAACACCGAAACAGATTGAATCTCAGGTATGGAAATCCATTACCACAAAGGTTAAAGAATGTAACGGTAGACTTAATGCCGATTGTGTATTATTGAGAGTAGTATGATAGATGATGAAGAAATAACCAAACATAAAATCATGACCAAGAAAAGATTCTCTTTGGCCGTCGAACAAGTAGTAGCACAGCATAACAATGTATCATATATTGATGCTGCAGTGATGGTCATAGAAAAACGTGGTATGGACTATACCAATTTAAAACGATTACTTAGTGATTCACTGAAAGCTAAAATAGAACATGAAGCGTCTGAACTAAGATTAATTAAAACCAAAACCGGAAATAAACTACCAATATAGGAAAGATTATGAGTAATGTGATACTGCCATCGTCAGATGCAGACAAACAAAGAATCAAGGGTTGCGTTGAAGAGATCGCAAATGCAATGACTATGATTCAGGCACAGAAAGATTTTATTAAAGAAGCTGTCGCCTCATGCGCAGAGGAAGTCGAAGTAGACAAGAAGTACCTACGAAAGCTAGCCTCTATCCACTATAAACAGAACCTCAATGAAGTTATCGGTGAGGTAGAAGACGTGGAAGCTCTATACGAAAGCGTTATGAAATGATCGACCCTTTTGAATCTTTTAAATTGTACAACGCTCTCAAACTCCACTTTGAGAGCAACTCGTACGATGCTATCAAATATAACTTTAAGACTAATGTGAAGGCAACGTCTTTTCTTAAACGAAAGGATAAGTACTTCTTTGCAAAGATAGCCAGGCAATACGAAAAAGATTTAATGGGATACTATATTGCCAATTTTAAACACGGTATCTCATACGTAGGCGATATGATCAACGAAGTAGGTGAAGATAACTACAAGAACCACAAAAGAATAAGAGAAAGTATTCATCGTGTGTTCAGTGTTGATATAAATAGATTAACCGAAGAGGACTGCACATTCGACGAGTTGTTTGAATCAGTCGATGGTCAACATCCTCCGGTTGTACAAATTTGGATGCAAGAAGATATATCATTAGAGACTGTGGTCATTCTTAATTCCATACTAGGGTTTATACCTCGTGAATCAAAGAAGATATCGGATACCATTATATGGCCTGATATTCAACGGAAGATCGATAAGTACGGACCCTTCGTAAAGTACGATGTCAATAAGTGTAAAACTATTTTGACAAAGGCCTTTACAAGCATATGAAAATATGTTATAATAGACTATTATATAATGCATAAAGTGGATAATTCAGCTAATACAATGTTTAATACGGAGAAACAACATGTCATTTGCAAACCTTAAGAGCTCACGAGGCTCGTCAATCGACAAACTCGTAAAGGCAGCGGAAGCTGTATCTTCTAAAACTGAAAGCACAAAAGGTTACGACGATAATCGCTTTTGGAAACCCACACGTGATAAAGCTGGTAATGGCTACGCTGTAGTCCGATTCCTACCTGCTCAGGAAGGTGAAGATCTACCTTGGGTACGTTATTGGGATCATGGATTTAAAGGTCCTACCGGTCTTTGGTATATTGAGAACAGTTTAACTTCTGTAGGTCAACAAGATCCTGTATCAGAAGCCAATGCTGTACTTTGGAATAGTGGTCGTGATGAAGATAAAGCAATCGCTAGAGAAAGAAAGAGACGTCTACACTATGTATCAAACGTCTTAGTAGTGTCAGATCCTGCTAACCCGTCTAATGAAGGTAAAGTATTCCTTTATAAGTTTGGTAAGAAAATCTTTGACAAAGTTATGGATGTTATGCAACCAGACTTTGAAGATGAGACTCCTATCAATCCTTATGACTTCTGGGAAGGCGCCGACTTTAAGATTAAGATCCGAAAAGTTGAAGGTTGGGTAAATTATGATAAGTCAGAGTTCGCATCACCTAGTGCTTTGTACGAAGGCGATGAAGAACGATTAGAGGGTATCTACAATAAGTTAAATTCTCTATCAGACTTTACTGATCCTAATAACTATAAATCATATGATGAATTGAAAGCTAAATTGAATAAAGTTTTAGGTGTTGATGCTGGCCATGCTCCAATGAGTGCACCAGAACCAGCCATGACTAATACTATGGAAGCTCCAAGTATTCAATCAGCAGCTCCTGCAGATGATGTTGCGAGTAGTTCAAGTAGCGATGAAGATGATACACTATCTTACTTTGCTAAATTGGCTCAAGAATCATAATAATAAAGTAGTAACGACTAATCCCCTAGTTTCGGCTAGGGGATTTTTTTTAGCGTGCGAATGAGCC